ATTATTCATCGAAGGTCCACGCTAAATTATTTTCATTCGAGGAAGATTCAGTATGTGTATTAAATATTTATTGTGTACTGATTATTCATCGAAGGTCCACGCTAAATTATTTTCATTCGAGGAAGATTCAGTATGTGTATTAAATATTTGTTGTGTACTGATTATTCATCGAAGGTCCACGCTAAATTATTTTCATTCGAGGAAGATTCAGTATGTGTATTAAATATTTATTGTGTACTGATTATTCATCGAAGGTCCATGCTAAATTATTCTCGTTCAAAGAAGATTCAGTATGTGTAAAATATTTTTTGTGTACTGATTATTCATCGAAGGTCCATGCTAAATTATTTTCCTTAAAAGAAGATTCAATGTGTGTAAAATATTTGTTGTGTACTGATTGTTCATCGAAGGTCCACGCTAAATTATTCTCATTCGAAGAAGATTCAATGTGTGTAAAATATTTGTTGAGCACTGATTATTCATCGAAGGTCTCCGCTAAATTATTTTCATTCGAGGAAGATTCAGTGTGTATTAAATATTTATTGTGTACTGATTATTCATCGAAGGTCCACATTAAATTATTCTCATTTGAAGAAGATTCAGTATGTGTAAAATATTTATTGAGCACTGTTTTTTCTTCGAAGGTCTCTGCTAAATTATTTTCATTTGGTGAAGATTCAGTGTGTGTAAAATATTTATTGAGCACTGATTATTCATCGAAGGTCCACGCTAAATTATTTTCTTTAAAAGAAGATTCAGTCTGTATAAAATATTTGTTGTGTACTGATTGTTCATTGAAGGTCCACACTAAATTATTCTCATTCGAAGAAGATTCAGTATGTGTAAAATATTTATTGAACACTGATTATTTATCAAAGGTCAATATTAAATTATTCTCGTTCGAAGAAGATTCAGTGTGTGTAAAATATTTATTGATTATTCATCAAATGTCAACGCTAAATTATTCTCATTCGAAGAAGATTCAGTATGTGTAAAATATTTATTGAGCACTATTTTTTCGTCGAAGGTCCACGCTAAATTATTTTCTTTTAAATGGTCTCGGTATAATATATTTTTTATCACATATATTGCTCTAATCAAATGAAAATATTTTAATATTTTTATTTGATTCCATCCGGATTTATCTAAAATAAAACTCAGATTCAAGGTCTCTGCCACATATCACACATGGATTTTTTACTAACCACTCTCCTATCTCAACTAAAGAATAATAATGTTGTTTGAATATAGATTTACATTTAACTAACAATTGATCTTTTTCAATTAATTTATGATTTAAACAAGATTTTATGTGAGTACAGCTGTTTCCATTTTTATTGTTCCGAATACAATAAACACATTGTATTTTTTTAGGCGTCTCCTGAATATTTTTCTCCAACCAATTATAATTAATCTTTAAACTATACACAAGACTCAAAGTATTGATTAATACCAAATTCAATTTGTGTATATTGGGTGAGCAAAATAAACGATTCTCTAATGTTTCACGCTGTCTTAGTATCTTGATCCATTTTTGTTTAGGAATTAGTGGAAGAATTGCTTTAATTATTTTAATTGAGGTACTTTTCAATAAAATTTCAAATATTTCTTCATAATTTAATCTGAGAAAAGCAGGTGGATAATAAATATTAAAAAATGCTAACTGTGGATAATTTAATAAATAAAATTGTTCGTCCAGATAAAGTTTTTGCATCGAAATTGCATGCGAAGTTTCATCTGGTATATTATTATCTAATGCGAATGTCGTTAACTGACTAAGCGGAAGATTATTTAATTCGAGAACTTTTTGCCAAACTAGATCAAACAATTCGATATCTACGTCATAAATGATTTGTAGCTTAAATAATTCTGTTAAGATTATTCGCGCTTCTAACATTTTTTCATAGTTATTTATTTGAGATATTACAATTCGATCATGACATCTGAATCTCACACAATATGGTAAGTATTCATTATAGGGAATAAAATCCAACAATTGATGAACAAACCATAGGCTGTGATTTTTGCAATCAATGATTTTATGATAAATTTCTTCTTTTGACAAATCAATCGATGAGAAAATTTTATATGAATCAGTTCGATCAACAATAAATTCGCTACCTGATACTTCATGTGATGTAACATAATGAAAATAATTATCAAATGACCAAGATAACTTATTTTTCTCCAATAGATTAATTATTTTCACCGCTTCTTCTGTATTGGCCAAACGAAACACGTGATGATAATTTTTAATATTGATAATTGGAGGAGATACTCTTAAAAATAAAATTAATAAGTCAGGATAAGGATATTCTGTAAAATCAAATGTTTGATTTTCGCTGAGTTTGTAAAAATATTCAAGATCATATGAACTCATTTTAGTTTCATCGTCATTTATTAAAGGATAGTAAACACAATTTGTAATTTCCGCGAATTCTTCACACGAATTTCCATCAAGGTTCATTTTTTTGTGATTGTACCTTAGATAATAATAATGTTTCGCCACATGCTTTTATCAAATTCAATTTTTTTGATAAAAATTGAATTTTTAATTGTATTTATGATGACATTATTCATATTTTAAACATAGTACCATGAGTTTTATTATTAGATCAGTAAAAGTCGCTATTTGTTTAGTAACTGTAGGCGCACTCGCTTTTATCTATAAAAATATTTACAAAAAATATGACTCAAAAGATATCTTCCAAACTTTGTATCGGAGGAAATCAGCTAGTGTGCTAACACAAACTATTTCTAGTGAAATGGTGTGGATCTGTGAAGAATCAAATAATGCACCAAATGAAGAAGAATCAAATGATGCGCAAAATGAAGAAGAATTAAATGATGCGCAAAATGAAGAAGAATCAAATGAAGTACCAAATGATGTACCAAATGAAGAATCAAATGAAGTACCAAATGATGTACCAAATGATGTACCAAATGAAGAATCAAATGATGTACCAAATGAAGTACCAAATGATGTACCAAATGAAGAATCAAATGATGTGCCAAATGAAGAATCAAATGATGTGCCAAATGAAGAATCAAATGAAGTACCAGATGATGTACCAAATGAAGAATCAAATGGAGAATCAAATGGAGTGCCAAATGAAGAATTAAATGATGTGCCAAATGAAGAATCAAATGAAGTACCAGATGAAGAATCAAATGGAGAATCAAATGGAGTGCCAAATGAAGAATCAAATGATGTGCCAAATGAAGAATCAAATGATGCACCAAATGAAGAATCAAATGATGTGCCAAATGAAGAATCAAATGAAGAATCAAATGAAGAACCAGATGATGTACCAAATGAAGAATCAAATGGAGAATCAAATGATGTACCAAATGAAGAATCAAATGGAGAATCAAATGATGTGCCAAATGAAGAATCAAATGATGTGCCAAATGAAGAATCAAATGAAGAATCAAATGATTTACCAGATGATGCGCCAAAAGAAGAGTCAGATGAAGAACCAAATAATACACAAAATGAAGAATTAAATGAAAAATCACCTGATGATGCTCATGGTTCTTTCATTATTCTATCTCAATCTCAGATTAATGATAAATATCAAGATTTCCATTTTATGGAAGAAACTCCGCTTCATACGGACAACATGAGTCATTCTCAAATTTATGAGATGGTTGATGATTCGAATGATTTAATTAATCGTCTCAATATGATTTTGACTAGTGCAAAAAATGATTATCTCAAACTGAAGGATTCTCTCAAGAACGACAATCGCAAAGAATTCAATATGGCAAAAAAAGAAAAGCACCTGATGATTGACGCCATTAAAAAAAATTATCCCACACAGTTTGAAAAAATCAGGGAATATACAGTCTCAATGAAAGAATTAATTGGACACATTGGTCATCATAATGCACAAACAAATCCTCAATCCAGATCTCCAGCAACTCAATCAAATGAAATTATTGATGGTGCAAATATTTTTTGTGAGATGATGAGTCTTGAGACAAAATTCTAGTTTAGATAAAATAATTATGATCTTAAAATTAAGAACCTAATTATTTTTGCACAATGCAATTAAAGAAATTAAACCAATTAATCCAAATCCTCCACGCAATCCTCATTTAAAAGAGATTCATCAGCTAAATCATTAAATGTAATTTCATTTGGAACTATTTCACTTGATTCATTCAACTTATTTTCACAAGATCCATCTTCATTTAATGCTTCGGTTGATTCCTTGTTTGATTTTTTTTCATTTGATTCATTGATTTGAGTGTCAGCTGGCCCAAATGATGGATTTTTCTCTTGAAAAACACCAGAAGATAAAATTTGATTGAGCACTGATCCAATATCTAATCGCTTCGCACTCTGATTTTCATTGGAAACTTTTCTATTGGAATCAAAAATTGACAAAGGAAATTCAGAGTTTTTACCTAATGTTTGATGTAAGGTATCTTTTATTTTATCAATTGATGACTTTGTGTTCGTTACCTTTTCATTAGTATTATCATCTAATAAATCAGAATTAATTTCGAAGTTCTTTAATAATGACTCAAGTGTTTGCATTGAGCTACTAATCAGTTCCTTTGTGAATACTGAAGATTGATTAGTGAGTTCAGGAGAAAAAGTCTGCTCGTATTTTTCTTTTGTATTGTTTGAGGAAGAAATATTGTTCGAGTTATTCAAACTACCCAAGTTGAGATGCTCAGAAACCGTCTTCAATGATTTTTCCACTAGACTGACATTGATTGCGTTAATCAAATTTCCAAGTGGTGAATTTGAGTTAGTGTTGTGAATCACGTCAAATAAATCCCAAAGCTTTGGATAATATGTATCAATAATTTGAATAATATAATTATCATATGTCCCTTCAATGAATTTATTCAGGATATTGTAATACACATCATAAGTCTTCGCATCAAAGTTTTTAGTCAAATACATTTTTAAAAAAGATAATCCCAAGTGCAACAAAGTCATCAGGCGCTGTTTTCTTTCAAAACTAATTTCCTCTTCCAATGATGTATGTAATTTTGGTTTCATCGTATGAGATCCTAAGAAGTATTTCATTGATGGAACTCCAGGACATGAATATGAGATCAGTTCTGACGCTGATGTTGATTCTGATCCTGATTCTGATTCTGATTCTGATTCTGATTCTGATTCTGATCCTGATTCTGATCCCCTTCTCGCTTCTAATTCATTCAACAATTGTTTTTCCAAATAACTCATATTAAATAAAAGAGCAATTGATTTGAATCCACATAAGTCATACAGTGAGAAATTATCGAACTTCATTGTTGGATTGTTCAAATATTTGAAAACAAATTCCACATTGTTCAGTGTAACATACGATTCATTCAAATAAATTGCAAGAGTATTATTCTTTTTCACACGAAATCGCATCAATAAACTTTTACTCAAAACATCAGGACAACCATAATCAAATCTGTTCTTATAAATTGTAGTAAAAATAGATTGAGGTTCATAGCATGTGGCGCTTGCCATAAATGAAGGGAAAACATGAAAGGCTCTTTTTCCAATCCTAAAAATATATTCATTGTATGCGCAATCTTTTGGAATATAATATCCGATATTGGCATTAACGGGACATCTGTTGTTGGCATTAATAGGATATCTGATGTTGGCATCAATTGGACATCTGTTGTTGACATCAATGGGACATCTGATATTGGCATCAATTGGACATCTGTTGTTGACATCAATGGGACATCTGTTGTTGACATCAATGGGACATCTGTTGTTGACATCAATAGGATATCTGATATTGGCATCAATGGGACATCTGTTGTTGACATCAATGGGACATCTGATATTGGCCTCAATGGGACATCTGTTGTTGACATCAATGGGACATCTGTTGTTGACATCAATGGGACATCTGTTGTTGACATCAATGGGACATCTGTTGTTGACATCAATGGGACATCTGATATTAGCATTAATTGGATATGTTGGATTAGTGTCTAATGGATATTTGCTGTCGAAATCAATTGGACATCTGGTATTCATATCAATGGAATATCTGATATTACCATCACTTGGACATCTGGTATTGGATTGAATTGGTGCTTCAGTTGTATAATCAATTGGGCGCATTAATTTTGTATTTTCAAAATTTGCACAATTGAAAACTTTTTTGTTTTCGCTGTTTCTCAATGATCTCCTCATACTATGAAGACAAAATTTTGATTTGCGACCTGTTTGTCTTCTCATCGGAACACCTGAATATTTCTTTTCTTCTCCGCAAGATGAGACGCGTTTTGTGTTTGTGTTTGTGTTTGGATTAGTGCTTGTGTTTGTGTTTGGATTAGTGCTTGTGTTTGTGGTTGGATTAGTGCTTGTGCTTGAGGTTGGATTAGTGTTTGTGTTTCTCAGATTCGTATTATCTCTTGATCTAATATGAGAAATACCCTCATTAAAATTTTGAGATTTGAGTGCTGATTCCCACACATTTTGAATATTTCTGAAACTGGACATGTTAAATTTATTAATCTAATTAAATTATTAAAAATATTTTTTAAATAAGTTTAATCAAATAATAAAATAATAATTTATTTTCGTGCGTTGTCATCCCCTAAGATTTTTCCTATTGTTAATATATAATGCCAGGTGGTCTTATTCAAATTGCAGTATATGGTACTCAAGATCTTTTTCTTACAGGTGAACCACAAATAACATTTTTTAAAACTGTTTATAGACGTTATACAAATTTTGCGATTGAATCCATCGCACAAACCTTTACAGGTGACATTCAGGATTTCGGATCGAGGTTAACATGTGATGTTGAAAAAAATGCTGATCTTATTCATAAGGCTTATCTTGAATTTGACATTCCAGCTGTTACTTTACAAAAAGATTCATCATTGTATCTCGAAACGCAAGCTCAGGCACAAAATGATGTTAACTTAATCGTAGAATTTTTTAACATCGTGCAGTCTTACATTCAAGTTGATACTTATGTAACAACACAGTTGAACACAATGGTAAATATTACTAATATTACAATGAACTCAATTATTCTAACAATGAACACACCATCATTTATTGGAAATTTAGTAGCTGCGCGTGATAAATTATTGGCATTTATAAATTCACCTAATTTTCTTGCGATACAAACCTTGTCACAGTTCCAAAATGATTTTATTTATCAGGTTAATCGGATTGATATTCAAATTATGTTCAATATGGTGATATCTGATGTAAATGATATAGTTGCTGGTCAGGGTCTGACCACACAACAAATCGATATATTACAAAAGAAAGCGGTGCTGAACTTAATAAATAATAGACTGTACCCTGAACTTCAGGAATTTTATAATATTATTTACGCTGATAAAATTGAAAAGGATAATACGCTCGCAAAATTTGTTAATGGTACCTACAGTGAAAATTTTTTATTTGCTTGGGTAAAACAATTAGGACATGTATTAGTTGATAATATCGAGGTAAAGATTGGAGGAGGACAAATTGACAAACAAACGGGTGATTGGTTAATTCTTTTTAATGAATTGTCTTTATTGCCAGATCAAACGCGTAATTACGATATCATGATCGGAAATGTTCCGGAAATGTATACATTTGACACATTGACCAAACCCTCGATGAAATTATATGTACCTTTGCAATTTTGGTTTTGTAGACATAATGGACTGGCACTTCCCTTAATTTCAATGAGGTATCATGATTTATTAATCAATTTACAAATCAAAGAATTTGCGCAATGTGCTTATGTTGAAAATACGGTGAATCTTCCTTCGATGGATAATATACAAAACATGTACAATATTCATCTTAATTCAGCAACACTCTACTTAGATTACATTTATTTAGATCACTTTGAGCGCGTAAGATTTGCTCAAGCAACACATGAATATCTAATCGAACAAATACAATATAATGAATTTCAAATGAGTTCAACCTACACATTCAATGGAACACAACAAATTAATATTCCACAGGAAGACACACTACAGTTATATTTTGCGAATCCCTGTAAGGAATTAATTTGGTTTTGTCAGCCAAATCAATATCGATATAATGTCACAGGGAAAAATCCTTGTAGATGGTCTAATTTTGGTACTAAACCCAATGGATCAGGAGCCACCACCGAATCTTCCTACCTCCTCATCAACGGTTTTGCTCGAACACTTAATCTTGATCAAAATTATTATAATTATGTCCAACCCTGGCAATGTCATACAAGAACACCCGCTGAAGGTATTCATGTTTACTCATTTGCATTAATACCAGAAAAACATCAACCATCGTCCGCATGTAATATGAGCAGAATTGCAAGCCAGGGTCTTCATCTTAAGCTAAGTAACGCACTCATTCAACTCGCGGAATCAAATACAGATCCCACGATTCCAACTGGTGTTTATGTTGGGGTTTACACCATCAATTATAATATTTTGAGATTCTTTAATGGTTTCGCTGGATTAGCATATCAAATTAGTGCGTAAAATGAAAAAATTGATTTTTTATTTATTTTAATTAAATCATCCCCCAAAATAACATAAAATAACATAAAATTTGCAATGGAAGTTGTTGATCCCCAAATCAAAAGAAAAACCTTGTGCAAATTCAAGTGCAAGGATTTATTTTTAATCTTATTTACTATTATTATATTCATTCCATTTGGCGCATACTCAATTTATTTTTCAAGATTAATTCAATGTAATAACAAATTTGATATTCCGCAAGTTATCCTTGCTTTCGGCATCGTTTCGCTTACTTCATCTCTTTTTTATTTAACTTGTCTGGTCAGTAGGTTATCTAGTATATGTAGCACACGTACTGGAATGTATTGGGCCACTTTTTTTACTCTACTTAATACGTTATTTTGGATTTCATGGATTATAATGGCTTCATTAATTTTCTTTACTGGCGAATGTTTCCACACACTCATCTACAAAGATTTCACTTGTGTGATTGTTATTTATGTCCTGGCCTATCTTCATCTCTTCTTACCTTATTTTACAAAAGGAGGGAGGTATCTTTTTACTTGTTGTTGCACAAAACTTGCTAATTCAAATAATACGAATGATGCGAATGGTACAGTCCATAATGATAACTTCATATTTTTTTGCTTGTTTTCTGATTTTACACCTGACACTCAGGCTTACTCCAATGACGGTTGTGATTGTGATTTTAATTATGATTGTAATTATGATTGTGGTAATGATTGTGGTAATGATTGTGATTGTGATTGTGATGGGTTCGGTGCAGACGATTGTGGAGATATTTATTAAAAACAAAAATATTTATTATCATCTGACCTCAAATTAAGTCTCATAAAATATGTTTTATCGAATAATAAATCATATTTTATCATCAGCTCACGAAATTTAATACTAATTTTTGCACAATATAAGATTTATGAATAATTATTTATTTAACGTCAAATTATATAAAATGACCGGCGGTATTCTTCAATTGGTTTCAAATAATGGTCATCAAGATTATTTTTTACTTAACGAACCTCAGATAACACATTTTAAGAAAATTTATCGTAGAAACACACAATTTTCTACTGAACCAATTAATTTATATTTTAGTACTCCAGTGGAACTAGGGCAAAAAGCGAAATGCAAATTATTAAAACTTGGTGATCTCCTTCATCGACTGACTCTTGCGGTGGATCTCCCAGCATTTGAAGCACAGTTTCAGAACCTTAGATCAGAAGATATTGCAATTCTTATTAAGAATTCTATTTTATCCGATCAAGTTTTTTACAATCAGTTGTCACGATCCATTGATATCACACAAAGTACGGAAGTAAATTATATTATTCAATTAACACAAAGTAAAATAAACTGTTATTTGGAAGAAATCGATACACGTTTAGTTGTATTTGATGAAATGGAATCGCTACTTTACCCGAACGAATTACCTGTTCCCATCACAGAAACTACACCTGTGATTATTCAAGAGGAAATTGACCAGGCTGGGAAGGTTAAAACACAAAAAAATAGGGGGAAAATGGATAAATCAAAAAATAAATCTATCCCGCTTCCTCCCACTTATCCCACACCAATTTATTCCTATGATCAAACAACACTTGAGAATGAAACACAGCAGATTTATAATTTTCATGATTTTAAGTACGAGCTATCTCAACTCTGGGTTACACAACCATTGAAGGAAAAATATTTTCTCATTAGCAATTTCCTCGAGTATTATTACGATATCCAAAATCCACTCCACGAGGATCGTGCATCATATTTGGTTGATGATAACCCCTTGTTAAATAATCAAAATCTTGCTAATATGATGCTTTACATTGAAGTATTTTATAATTTAGTCCCATCGCGTGAAATATTATTTTTGTATTTTATTGCATTCAAACAATTCGCAACTACTTCATCAGGTGTTGTGGTTAGTCTGGACAGTATGATCGAAGCACTTAATACAGGATTAGAATTGTATTTTGGCAATGTTTATAAAAATCTCCCCACTCTATTAACATTAAATGATCGATTCAATTCCTTGATCAGTGATCAAATTAAGGTGGAAAATCCTGATCCCTTGAGTTTAGATTCATATTATTTAATGCAACAGTATGCGGCTAAATTTAACAATAATCCTGGCAATATAACAGATCTCCAGGCACTTTATTATAATTATTCCCTCTCATATTACTATTTATTGAATTCATACAATACTGTTATTAAAGTAGTACAATCCCTATCTTGTTCAATACCCTTGATCGGATGCCAGGCACTTCTTAAAGGTAGTTCCAATACTGATTTTCTTTCGGTGTATTTGGCAAATGGTGCGGTGGTAGTAGGACAAACCTCATCGGACGCCATGAGTCCACAAGGTTGGCAAATGTTCCTTGATCCAAATTATCGTATGGATAACCAATTTAAAATAAATAATATCGAAACATTGACGGAATTAGATTCAAACAATATTTATTACAGCGATACGATCATCAATAATTACCTATCACTGACCACCACACAAATGAATTACAGTTATAACACTATTGAAAATAATTTTAATCAGATTCTGAATTACTTTAATCAAGTGGAAGTAAATCCAGGATCATATTTTTTCAACCGCGTTGCTTATTTAATTGTGAATGGTACCGTGCAATATGGTAACTTTCCTTATTTTGGTCAGTATGTAACACCGTTATATGGATATCAACAGAACTCGCCAACAGATTTTCCCATGCCAAATAATGTTTATTGTGTTTCCACAATGTTTTTTTCTTTTCTTAATGACCTCTTTTCACTAAATGTAGAAAATCAATTGAAATTAATTATGACTGTTCCTGGAATTATTGCTCCTGATGATGATAATTATTATGAAGATCCGCTCACCGCACACGCTTATGCTGAGGATCTGATTAGTGCATTGTTTGAAAATATGATTTTGATTGCAACTGATATCGCATATCAAGTTAATCAATTAGTGACACAAGTTGAAAATCCTCCTGATGCAATTACCGTTCCACAGTATCCATATCGTTTAGATACATATGGCGCACCAACTTACAATGTTCCGCCTTATAATGCAAAAGAAGCGACGTGGACAGGACCCCTCCCAAATAATAATTATGCTGCACCTCATAATGCAAAGGCAATTGCTGTACTAAGTGTTTATTTTCATCGCCATATTATTCCCACAATACTTGATATTTTCCAAGGGGTATTTTATTACATTGATAATGCGAATGTTCAGTTTCTCACCACTGTGCTAAATACTGCGATAAATCCACTTACACAAGATGTCACTCCCAATGATATGGCACTAATCAATGGAAAATTAAGTCTCTTTTTCAATGGATTATTGCAGCAATTGTTAAATTTTTATGACACATTTAAATTTGAACAACCGGCGGATTATACCTATAGTGATATCACGATAAATCCAGACATGCAAGTAAAATGGAATTTAATCGCGCAATCATTTTTTATTCCAAATACTGCTCCCTTCTTTTGGGGTGTTGCTGATATCTCACAAATGCAATTTTATTTTACAATGGAATTTACTCATATGAGAGAACTCACTAAATTATACGCAAATTATTTATTTGATTCAGAACAAGTGGGAACAACCGCTGGTTACACAAGTAAAAGCTTAATTGAGATGACAAATAAATATTTTGTTTTAACTGATGATGGATTTTTACCAGATATGAATGTGATTAATGCAAGTCCAAATCGTTTGAAGGATTACTGGTCCGTCATGTATCGTCATAATTTGGATCCATCCACTGGTTATTCCAATCCTCTTTACTACAACACAATGAACATCATGCGTTTTGTTAATGGTGTCCCATATACTCCACCAGCATATATCGATAGTAGATTCTATGATCATGATCTCACAACACCTGTTGCGGGTGATGTTCAATACAATGCGTATATGAGAACTTATTATAACAAAACAAATTCATCACAAGTTAATACTCAAATTATTCTACCTGATTTTACACTTCCTTCAATTGATTATTTCAGAATAAAACACATTATTTTTTATAATCCAGCAATCACTATTAGTAATCCACCAGCAGGATCGTATGAAGTGGCGATACTGACCTCAATCAATTTAACCCAGGCTCTAATTAAAAATTATCCAACAAACCCATCACAATCATTGAACAAACCAGATATTTTTAATTTAACAACAGCGCTAAATGTTGTCAATGAATATATGAGTGGTTTTGCCACATATTATCCAGCATTAGGTAATTACATATTTGTTATTAGTTCCTATGCAACTAATACGGGACCCGCACCCACCCTTAGTGAATTAAATTCTGGTCTCATCGATGGTCTATTACCAGCATGGGCAGCATACTTAGATGGATCAGGTGTTACCAATGGTGATTATATCGTTCCAACTCCTCCCTTACTTCCAATCTCATCACCCTATCTTTACTCAAATCTGGTGAACAACACACTGGAAGTACAAAATGATATCATGAACCTAACACCAACAACTGACATCATTGGGTTATTTGGTGCGATGCGTGATAATTTTATTTCACAATATTTTTACTATGTTAAGTTTCAGAACAGTATTACCAATATTGATTCACTGGGTTTTGCAAATGATCAGTATGCGTATCCGAATATGAGTGATCTAACTTATGAATTAATGAGTGAAATTAATTATAATTCAGTAGATTTATCTCCAATTAAAGATCTTTCAACCTATGTTTATTTATTCCCTGAAAATTATCCCACAATCATAGCTAATATTAATTTAATGTATCTCACTCTGGATGATTTTTCACAATATATTTTCACCACGCTCACCGAATTTGTCACTACCCCAATGTTTGTGACCGCTCCAAGAATAACCACCAAAGATATAGCGGATTTGATTTATGCAAATTTTAATTCAATGCAACAACTCACACAATATCTATTGGCAAACACCAGTCCATCATCTGACTTATTTAGTAATTTCTATCAATTGATTTCGAGTTACCAACCTTATTTATCAGATCGTGATCAAATAATGTATCAGATTGAAGTTTATTTCATAAATAATATTTTTACTGAAACAAATCCTGTGGTCACTTCATCGGATATTACTGCGATTGTAGGGATTGTTGAGCCTTATGGAATAGATCCAGTAACGTATCGCGTATATTTCACCGTAATAGCTGGTCAGTTTAATTCATCTAATCGTGCTGTACAAGGCATCCTTATTAATATACGTGTGAGAAATGACTTGGATTATTTTATTATTCATGATCTGGTGGATTCCACAGTGAGTGTGGGAACAACATGGAAATCATATATCATTACACAGGTAAACATAATGTTTGATCCGATTTATTTACCTGCCTTAAATGAAAATCTCGAGTTGATTTCCAATGAATTTTATCCTTGGATATTTGTTTTTCTTGACTATTGTGTAACAAATAGTTTGGCGGTTGCAGGAGGTGCACTTATTAATTCAAGCACTATCGCAAACCCTCTGACGCTCTTTAATCAAAAAATGTTTATTAATGATACTCAATATATCAATACTCAATATCAGAGCTTTACTTATCTATTTAATGTTCAACAATATTTTTCTGACCTAATCTGGGATTACACAATGTTGTTATGTGATCAATCTGCTAATCAATATGTGCAAGAATTATCAGGGGAATTACGTTGGGTATTGTCAATAAATGAGATACATTTAACAACACAATCAGAAATTACCGCATACTTCCAAGGTTTGGCAAATGATAATGCGCTTTATATAAATGAACAAGAGGAGGCGGCGCGTACACTTGTACAGGATGCGGCGCGTAATTTGTACTACTACACGAAATTAGTTGCGGATATCTCGAGTAAGATGAGAAGAGGGGCAGTCCATGGGTCTTATACAGATGCAGGCTCCATAACATCCCCTAACAAGATAGAAGACTGGGATGTATTACCAGGTCAACCGATTTATGTACCGATGACTGATTATACATATTATTTGATTAATAACCAAGAACGAAGCGCGATTATTGTATTTCTTAAAGAAAAAATAAACGAATCAATTATCGTATTAAGTGGTTGGACAAAAGAACTTGGGGTGGTAAATGAAAATATTTCCAATATCATGTACCGGAATTTTCAAGCAAGATGCGCGTATATTAGAAAAGTTGGATTATATTTGATCAAATCAATTATTTTGCGCGCGGGTGATCAAGCATTGGACACACACACAGGTGCTTGGATGGATATATTCCACGAATTAACGGAACAATCAGAAAAAGAATTGGGGTACAATAAAATGATTGGGAATACATTGGATCAAATCACATTCGACTATAATGTGAAGGGAGGCGTAACCTTATTCATCCCTCTTATCTTTTTCTTTTGCAGAAACCCAGGAATGGCGCTTCCGCTTATAAATCTTATGGAAACAAATATGGAACTTGAAATTGCGTTCGCACCTTTATCCGATATTGCTTATTGCGAATATGATGCGGTTTTTCTTAACCCTGGATTGATTGCAAGGACCGGAGGAACAACAGTTAGCGGTGATTCTTTTGGTAATCTAAACACGAGATTAAATGCGTATATTATTGGAGAATATGTTTATTTAGAAAAAGAAGAAAGAGACGCTTTTGTTTCACGACGCTTACAATATTTATTTGAACAAACACAGTACGATTTACCCACCACAATTAATGATACAGTAGTAAATCCTGTATACAAAGTGAGTGTTTCTCAAGTGTATGCGAAAGAAGTGGATGAAGCGGGAAGGATACAAACCGTAATTACAAATGATATGGCAAATGGTGATTATGTCACAGCAAATGACGTTAATTTGAAATATTTTTTGAAAATTCCTTATGTGGCATACCGAAATGTATATACAACAAATAAATTAGGCCAGCGTGTATTAAATTTGGTTCAGGTCAATCCCACAGTAAATAATTCACAAGATCTGACTAACACACAATTAATACATGCGAAAAGATATCGAAAACAATTAAAATTTCTCCATCCATCGGAATTTATCACAATGACCACACAGGTTGTACGACATATTGATATATCCCTTCGAAATACACAACGAGATTATTTCTGGGGAGAAAAACAGTGGGATAATTATGGATTGAATTCGTATTATGATTTATCAAAGATTGTAAACACTAAATTAGCTTATGTTAAGACATTAAGTGCACGACTTTCCGATCCAAATGACCCAACCTATGGTTTTATTACATGTATTGATGCACTTATCGCTGCATATTCCACGCAACCCGCGGTCAGACCGTCCGATCCGATTGAAGGGTGGATTTATGATAATCATGACTATTTTTTGTTTACTCTTGAGCGACTAAAAACAGAATATCCTCATATTACAAATTTTACCACTCTCAACAATACGATCAGACTAAAGGAAAATATGATTGATCTCAATCCTTATTTTAACCTCGAGGATTATGATTTGATGACGAGTATGGTGAACAATATTTATTTAAATTTAAGATTTCCCCCCCCATCTAACGCGACAATTCTTAATGCTGCAAATTCAGTTGTTCCAGGATTCGATCCAAATTCATTTTCAATTGATCAGGCACAGTTCTCTAAAATTATGATTAAGATGTTGCAACCTGAAATTCTGGCCAATGAAACAAATATTTTAGCTATCCAAGGGCAAGTTTTCACTGTTTATAAATATTATAATGAGTTGCAAATTAATTATATTATTAATCTGATTGCAGAATTCTACAGTATTGAAACCCTTGATTATGAGGTAATTAATATGATACAATCATTTTATGATATATATAGCGTCAGTACAAATCCTTCTTCCTTGATTATGAATGCGTTGTTGAGTATGCTTTACACACTTGATTTTACCTCAATTGAAGTTCTCAATAATTATAATCTGCGCAGAATTATTTATTTCGAATGGAAAAATATAATTTATCAAACTGTTCCTATTGTTTCACCTCAGGGGTTGGCTCTTGATTATACATACCCCATACCAATATTTGTCACTAACATTATCGCGAAAAAACTTAACATACAACTTAATATTATTTTGGATAAGGAGATTATTCAATTGATAGATTATGCTCCACTCATGGTGAAGAAAGATGAGATTAATCCTATGCTCAGAGGACTAATTATATTTAATGGTCAGAATAGATTTTTTGAACGTGCTGATTGGAAATATTGGAATTGTGTGCAACCCTATCAATGTGCATTAAGATCACCCGCAACCGGAATTAATTTTTATTCGTGGGCAATGAATGCATTCGTATCACAACCCAATGGTGCAGCAAATCTAACGCGAGTAAATAATTTCACAGTGGAATATGATTTCAGACCTGAGATAACAAATAACAATCCAGCATACTTGATGCATCATGTTTTCAACTCAAATATTCTGAATGTGATGGGGGGACAATGTGGGGCTCAGTGGGATACACCAAAAGCTTACAATTAAACTGAGAATAATTGAGAAAAAATTGAGAAAAAATTGAAAAAATAAATAATATATGAGATATATTTAAATAAATTAACTGTAAACACTTAATACTAAAGAAAAGAATGAAAGCAAATCTTTCCGGAATTAAAATCCTAATTGAAACGGGAAAAAAACAAGATGCATACTATGGATTAAAATCACTTATCTATCACTCAAATTACGATTCGGATGAAGTTATTTTAATGTTCTTGGAATTGCACAAAATAGTTCATAAAACTATCAACAGTGATTTCAAAAGTGTGTTTAGAGTATTTTATGATTCAGCTCAAAAAAAAAATATTGATTGCAGAAGTACAATTGAAAAGATACTTGAGTTGTATCATGATGATTGGTTTGTTCATTCTTTTTTGTTAAAACTATTAAATGTACGTGGTTCGGATTACGCTTCAAATTTATGGTCATTGGTTGCGGAGCGCACGCTGGAACTTCTTGTGGATAAAGCTGATTATTCACATCAGGGAAAATTCATTGAGGATAATTTCACCAATATTAATGGAGTGTATTACAAACGTACAATTAGACAAGCCGGATCTCAGGACACAACATTTAATCCAAAAGTTGAACTGAGCAAATTATATTTTATGTACGGTTGCAAGCTTCCAACAACTTTTATTAAATGTGGAGAGAAATTTTCTCATTATTATTATGTGCTTGAGTACATCTTGAATAAATTCTCTAATCTCTTCCTTCAGGTAAAGCAAATGGAAACAATCTATGAGTTTTTCCAAAGGCTCGGAATTGATTTATATATTAGCTGGTCTGCATCTAAATTTTTAACATTTGAATCATCGTCTGATTTTGTTATGAATCCCAATCAAACTAATCTGAATATGAAAAAAGCAACCATGGAGTCGATCGTTCTTCATTATCTCGCACACAATGATTTGGATCACAAATTTGATTTACCAATTGGAGAAAAACATATGAAAGAATTATTTGATCTTAATAATATGGAAATTAAGAATCAAATCGAACAACTAATTAAAAAGGAATCTGAATTATTGGATCCTCAGGTTCATCAATTGTGGACCAGATTTAAATCACAGGATTTCACTGGAGCTCTGAGTTTATTATCTAATTCAGTATCTCTTGATTCAAAATTTATTTCGATCTCAGATTCTCTTAAAAAAAATATCATTCGTTCTCTTCGTTTGAGTCTAATCGAAAAATTAGTGTTGGATGATTCAACCAAGGATGATTCAAATAAGACTTATAAAACTGATGATCTTTCACTGGCTCTTGTAATGAGATCCCCATTTGAGTTATACGAATTATTAACATCTAACATATTCAGTTATTTATTTAATGGACTTGGACTGAGAATGGTCATTGATATGAAAATGGGTGTGGTGAGCCTTAGTGAAATTAAAGGGGTAATTGAAGCAAAAGAATTGTCGAAGGACAGCGAACCAAGGAGAAAATATTATGAAAAACTTTTAAAATCAATTTCATTGGATCGCGGATTGCGCACATTCTTTGATTATCTTAATAGAACAAAATCTGGATTTGTCTCCGAAACAAAATCAGATGATAGTCAAAGCACAAATAATACAAAAAAAGAAGCGGGGGAATTGAAATTGAAATTAAAATTAAAATCAAAAGTAAAGACTGAGTCAAAAGTAAAATCGAACTCTAACTCAAAGAAGAACAAAAATGCAAAGAATGGTAATTCATCAAAGGAAGAGAAACTTGAGAAACAACAAACAGAATTCACACAACAAACTCCGAAGAAGGAAAAAAAGAATATGAGATCTGATTTGTCTACACTTAATAAATTCACAATTAAGGATCTGATTATTAATATTGAGGTTGATCCACATTTGTTGGCACTGGAGGGTGACACAGATGGAATGATTAATTTGATGTATTTTTCTAAGGAGCTCAGAGATAAAATTAAAAGCATTCGTGAAAAAAATCTTGAATCAAAGAAGAAGATAACTGAGCTGAACTCAAAAAAGAGAGCATATGTTGAGCAATTATATAAAACAGCAGTGGCAAAACGCAAGGCGGAAATATTAATGATTGATGACTTAAGATCAGTGTATGACGCAAAACAATTGATTTTGAGAAATTTATTTAATTATGATAATCCCAACGAACTCGAACAATCGATTTTGCATTGTTTGAAACAAAATATTTGATTGATTGATGAACATAGGTAAAAAATTTACTTATGTTCATTGAATTATTCTCATAAAAATAGTTCATATAATGAGAAGATTTAATTATTCTAATAATATATAAATGACAGCTGGATTAATTCAACTTGTTGCTATTGGTGTCCAAGATATATATTTAACTGGAGACCCCCAGGTTACTTTTTTTAAAATAGTTTATAGACGTCATACTAATTTCAGTATAGATTCCTTACCACAGTATTTTAATACGAGTACTCCTGCGAATTTTGGATCTGAGGTCACATGTAATGTTGCGCGTCAGGGAGATTTAATAAATCGGATGTATTTGTTGGTTGAGATGCCATCAGTACCAAAATTTTATTTGCCAGATGGTACACCAGATCCTATAAAAAAGTTCGCATGGGTGCGTTATCTTGGGTTTGCCTTAATTAAGGAAATTACTTTTGAAATTAATGCAAAAATTATTGACAGACAATATGGAGAGTGGATGTATTTATGGGAGGAATTATCTGGTAGACATATGGACAAGGGGAGTGCTGTAGATCGCATGACAGGTAATGTTCCATCCATGTACGATTTTTCAAATGGAAAAGATGCGTACAAATTGTATATCCCATTATATTTTTGGTTTTGTCGTAATCCAGGATTATCACTTCCGCTAATTGCATTAACTAATTCCGAATTAAAGATTAATGTTAAGTTTCGCCCTCTAAATGAATGTTATCGTATTGGTCCTACAAATTCAATTTATGTGATCGATGATGTAGTTGCGTTTAAGCCCTATGATTATATTCAACAAACAGTAAATGGTCAGACGATCTACGGAATGTTTATTAATTATGATTACTTGACTAAGAAACTTTATTATATCAAGATCCAGAATCAAAATAATCCCATGAGTTCTTTTTTGGCCCTACAAGAACCGAAAAGTTCAACTGTTGTCTTAGATAACCCCAATTACATAAATAATGTACCTTACCGAATATATGCCTCTAAAATCAATGCACTCACCATTCCATTTTATTGTACACCTGAACCAAACACAGTTGAAATGATTGAAAATACAGCTTTACCTGGCCTACTATCTTTTGTTTATGCATATTTCTTTGCAGATTTTATTTATTTGGATTCTGATGAGCGAATTAAATTTGCAAGATCAAATCATGAGTATTTAATTGAACAATTGCAATATAAACTGGAACCAAATATTAGGAGCATTGGGCAGAAAATTAATCTTGGTTTTAATCATCCGGCAAAAGAATTTATTTGGGTTGCACAATTGGATCAGTTGGTGGGTAAGAACACAATCAATGATTTATTCAACTATACTAACTCGCACTTGAGAAGGAAGGATGGATCATTTGTTGGAACTAATCTAATAGTTTCTGGTACAATGAACATGAACGGAGAAGAAAGATTTACTCCACGTGACTCCGCATATTTTAATTTAATACAACCTTATCAAAATCATTATCGGGGACCAGTTACCGGTATCAATACCTATTCGTTTGCGCTAAACCCCGAAACTCATCAACCTTCTGCCACCTTCAATATGTCAAAAGTCGATTTTCAAAGCTTACAACTGAAAATGGATAATACGATTTCGAGTATTAATACAGCACAATTAAGACTTTACATGTGGGGATATAATTTATTGAGAATTGTTTATGGACTTGGTGGTTTAGCCTTCACAACATATAACTAGAATTGACACAATATCTTGTGGATATTTATTGAGAATTGTTTATGGACTTGGTGGTTTATCCTTCACAACATATAACTAGAATTGACACAATATCTTGTGGATATTTGTTGAACAATTAGTATTATCGGGGTGTCATTCATTGGTATAAGCCTTGAGAATGATCACAGGCGAATAATTTAATGAAAATTTGACAAAATTTCATTAAAATATCTTGTCAAGATTAAGATTAAGATTTTCTTTCAATTTAATCAATACCAATTGATTGAAAAAAGCCACAAGAATTTCACAATGAAAAAAGGGAAGGATAAAATCCAAATGCTTATGGTATATGAGTAAATCATTAAATTTTCATTTACACACATGTCATCTGCAAACAACACACTGCCTCCAGCAATAAGGAAACAAAGGGGGAAAATGAAATAGATCAGTAAATAGACTACAATGATCCAAAAAACAGTAACACAGTAATCATTACATAATTCGTCACCACCTAATCCACTGACATATTTTATTTTAGGAATCTGAGGTAAGGTGAGAATGCAAATTATTATTGTCAAATAAACAAATCCGTGTGAAAATAAATAGGTGTTTAGCCCTGTGCTTCCACAACGTTTCTCTGAAGAACTTCCACAACGTTTCCCCAAGGAATCGGTATCGGTGCTTCCACAACGTTTCTCTAAAGAAACGCTTGACGCTGCAGATTGATTTTCTGAATAATATCGCGTATCTGCAGAAAGAACAATTGCGATAATTGCGAGTGTGAACATCAATATAATATATGAAAACACAATTATCTCCAAATGGCTAGTGCGAATTCCACAGATCTCGTGCTTTTTTGTCAAGGAAAAATACATTGGGTTTGAGGTGTTTATCGAAGTTGTCTGTTGTCTTTGAACTTTTGTGATTTTGATTTTGAGTTCAGTTATATGAGTATACGAGTTGAATTATACAAATAAAACATTTTTTCAATTTTTTCAATAAAATTTTTTCAATAAAATTTTTATTAAAAGAATTATTTGGGTTTCTTATGAATCTCTGCATTTACTTCCCAGTTGATCCAAATCCTCCTGCGCCTCTCGCACTTTCACTGAGTTCATTCACAATTTCCACTTTAATGGGTGCCATGTTGGGTGCACAGATTTGGACAATCCTATCCATTTGATTTAATAAATAACCACTGGGATTCACACAATATAGGGCTGCGATGATCTCCCCACGATATGATTTATCAATGATTCCAACACTATTTGCTAAAAAACAATAGGTTTTGGAAATGGAACTGCGTGCGTATAAATTATAATGTGTGGCATTTCCTTCAAAGTCCAACATTTCACACGCAATACCCATCCCAACAAAATTGGGTTTATTGGGAGGGGATGTATGTGTCAAATTAACGGATTCTGGTGCAAACAAATCGATGCCAGCATCATCTGAATAATTTGGTCTATTCAAATATCCATCCAAAATTTGTTTTGCAACCGGTGAATTCATTGCGTGATCCAAAAATTTAATTCGTAAAGTGTAATATTTTTTTGGCATCAAATCTTCTAAATTTAATTTAATCTCATTTGAAATGTTTGAGGAATTCTTCTTTGTTTGGTGAGTTTGAATGTAAGCTTTCATTGACAAATTAATTTTCTCACAAGTTCTGCAAAATGCATTAAATTCATTATAAATTCTTCCATGAGTTTCCACCACTTCATATGTATTGTACTCGGACGAATTACGAAGGATATTATTGAAGGTCTCAATCTTATTACAAGACGCGTTCATTTTAGAGAAGAGCTCATCGATTTCACTTTTGTTGCTGATCGTATAATTGAGTTTGCTGAGACTAAAGGCGTATTGATTGTATTCTTCATTAATCTTAGCAGTGATTGTTTCCATTTACCGAGTTAATCTAATTGGTTGTATAAATTGGTGTTAAATAAAGTGAATAAATAAATCAATTTTTTTAACACAGGTTTAAGTGAAAAATTACATTTAATGTATGTCATTTAATCTACATATTTTGATTATATTAGCTCATGGATGAACAAATATAATTAATTTTGAATAAGTCAATTTACATTCTAATGTAATCAGTTGAGGTGGGAACTGTGGTTTGTTGCTTGGAATCCATTTCCTTTTTGACTGCTTGAGCGACGGCATCACTCAAGAATTGGATATAGGTCATCACATTAGTTGTGCGTTTCTGGTAGGATTTGGAGAGGTTCAAGAAATTTTCATGTTTCTTGTAGATATCTGGACGTTCAGTTGTTCCAACAGAGCCAGAGTGAGAATTGATGTATCCATTAGTATGGTTATATAGTTTAAACCAGTTAATCAATTCAGTCAATAATTCTCTCATTTTCAGTTCTTGTTCTTTCAGTTTACTGACCTT